TCTGATAAGGACATAACTTTTAATCCCCAACATTTTTTTAAGATTGCTAATCAGTTTGGTACTTATAACACAATCACCACCAAAGGTTAAGGTAATAATAAAATCACCGCCACTATCAACAAGGTGAACCTCGTTATTATCTTCAACCACTTTATAATCTTTAACTTCCAAATATTTGGAAACAATATTGTTAATTTGGGTTTGAGTGATTTTATATTTCATATACGATAAATACCATAAAATAAAAAAAGGGTCTCACGGGACCCTTTTTTTTTTGTTATAAAATAATTGCTCTTAAATAATCCTCAGATAATGATGGTCTATGTATTATAATTGTTTTTCCTGAGTGTATTTCTAGTAATTTCGATAAAGATAACTTAAAAGTTGACATCATATAATGTTTACCATTAATTGTCTCATGAACGTCATCTGTATATCTAATAATTGTCCCTTTTTTAGAATTTAAATCATACCCACAAGACGGACAAAATTTATATTTTGATTTTGTCTTGGTACCACATTCAGTACAATAGTATTTAATGTCTTCTGTAGTTTTATTTTTAACACCTAATGGTAATATCTTTAAACTTATTTGATGTGAAACATTATATTCAAAATTTTGATATGAATTGGTAAAATTTTGTTTTGATTTTTCACCTTTTTCAACCCTACCAGTTTCAATTTTTGGTTCACCAACTAATGATGAGACCGATGATGTATTAGAATAATACGACGCCATTGGAGCAGCACTTGTTGTTGATGTTGTAAATGTCATATCACCATAGTATGGTGAACCTGTTGTAAATGTCCTATTACCATAGTATGGTGAACCTGTGCTTATAGTACTAGTACTACCATTAACATATAAACCATAATTTGGTTGATGAGTTTGTTCGTTATAGAACTCAATCCTTACGTCCCCGTTTAAGTCGATTGCCGTCCTGTTTGCCGACGTATCTTTTACTTCGTAGGTACTGAACTCAAACTTGTTGTTTGTGTCAAGGAAACGTTCTAAAAACACTCTCTGACCTGGTCGAATAACGACACCACCTGTGGAGATGTATTCACCATTTAATTTGATTTTACAGAGAACTGATTTTTGTGTTGGATTATGAATTTCAAATTCAAAATTATCCTTATCATTAAGGAAAACGGTGTCACCGTTGTACATTTTAAGTCTCGACTTTTTTCTTGTGATGTGAGCAGTCGGATTACCCACGTTGTTTGTTGTGTAATTCATTTTTTTACTTTTAAATTAGTTTTATTGACTACGTTACCAATACCTTCGTCTCCGTGAATACTCAACAGCTTTAAGGGCTGGGGACTGATAAACTAAAAATCTAAAAATAAATATATAATGATTTGAAAATTAATAAATGATTTTGTCACCCTTTGTGATATTTTCTTTACCCCACATAGGTTGTAAGTTCTCTAACGACCAACATTTGATAAAACTATCATCGTCAACCGACTCAAAATTAAAAGAGGATATCGGCATTCTATGGTCAACGTGCCACTCACCATAATTTTCCCACGTCATACTATCGGTAAATTGTTTTTCTAAATGTGAAATTAATTCTTCAGGAGTATATTTTAGAATATCAAAGTAATGTTTATTCTTTTCCACATTGTTCTCTTTCAATACCTGATATATTGCAGTCCTAAAATTAGAGATTAGTTTATAGGCGGGGTCACTCGCTTTACGATATCTTTCATAGTCACGTTTTATTTGTCGGATTTTATCAACATTATTTTTACGATATTCTTTAATGTATTGTTTTAAATGTTCTTTATTTTGTTCTGACCATTTTTTGTGATTTTTCTTTAGACGTTCTTTAGTTTCAGGTTTAGAAAAATATTTTTTTGTTGCAACTTCTCTACCACCAATAAATCGTCTTCCTGAAGGACCCATGATAATACCATTTTCTTTTAATATTCTTAAAATTATTGATTTGTTAATTCCTGTTTTTTCTGATATTGTCTGAGAACCTAAAAGTTCTTCGTTATACATTCTAAGGATTCTATTTAATTCTTCTTCCGATGGTATAAATTTTTTCATATAATATAAATATAAGTAATTAAACCAAAAAATCAAGTATTACAAATAAAACATAAAAAAAGGGACAATTTCTTGTCCCTTTTTTGTATTCTTCTTTAAGAATTTTGATTATCTCAACTCTCTTAAGTCAAATGTACGAACACCATCAACGGTAATTCTACCATAAAAACGGTTGTTGACCATCTTTTTCGCATATCTCGTCATGATACCCTTGATTGGAGTAAAGTTAAACGGATTGTACATTGTAGGAGTTAATTGTAGAGGTACATACGGTGCGTAGATGTAACCTGTGTCAAGTAAAGATGTACCTTTGTGACCCATTAACACTTGGTTAGGTGGGAAATAAGGGTCTCTGAACACTTGGTAACGACCAGCTAATGTACCAACTCTTTCAATACCCATGTTGTATTGGTCTTGCTCAGGAGCCGCATTTGATACGTGGAAATATTCCAAGTCATCAAAGATAGCACTGATTTCAGAAGAAACAACAATCCAGTTAGCACCACCTCTTAAGGTAGATTTGTGGATTTGAGCTGAAATTTGATTGATAGCTGTAATCAAAGTTTGATTCCAGTCTTTTTGAGTGTAAGGAACTGCGCTTCCTCCCAGACGTTTCCATCCGTTATAATCCCATCTCAAGTTCCAAGCAGCACCTTTACGTAAATCTCTTAAGATTTCACGGTCAATTTCTGCCGCAACTTGCTCAGATAATAAAGCTGTTAATTCAGCCTCAGCATCGATGTTATGGAACGCCGCAACGTCTTGTGCCATTTCTGGAGACCATTGTGCTCTTAATTTTCTTTCAGTTACTGAAACAGTTACTGACATTAAATCAAATGAAACCTCACCAATTCTATCTTCAAACTCTAAGTTTTTGTAGATTCTGTAAGTTGCTTTGAACGCATTGTCAGCAGCAGCAGTTGATTCAAATGTTGAACCTGTGTAACCGTCCATTGAACCACCACAAGTAATACAAACTGGTACTTGTAAATCAACCTCTAAGTAAATTTTACCTTGAGCATCACATAAGTTGTCATATTGACCACCGTCAGTTTTACTTGTAGGGAATGCTAATGTTTGGTTGTTATTACCGTATTGTACAATACCTTTACCATATCTTTGAGTTACTACTCTGAATAAGTAAGGGTTAGTAGTGTTAGCCGAAGTATATTCGTTACCCGTAACACCGTAGATAGTTAAATCAGATAAGAAAGCTTCGTTATCCATTGGTTGACCATCAGGACCGATTAATTTACCAGCTCCGTCAGATGCAAAACCTGACATAACGATTAACACTTTTCTGTAATCAGATAGAGTGTATGCCGAAGGAACTAATTGGTCAGCTAACCAAGCTACAGTACCAACTTCAGCAGTAATTGCTGAATATTGTCCTTTTGAATAGTCAAATAAACCTGGTGGGTCTAATGCTGGTTCGTTACCTTCGTAGAATCTATCGTAAAGGTCTTTAGTGTTGTTGTAATCATAACCTGAATTAGGTGTTTGACCAGCTTCCATGTTTGGTGCTCCGTATGGAGGGTAGTGAATACCTGTGTTCGCCAAGTTAGCAGGGTCAGTGTACGACTGAATGTTAGGTACGAAGTAGAATAATTTACCAATTGGTAAGTTCATTGCTTGTACTGAAACGATATCGTTTGCTAATAATTTAGAGAATACACGTCTAACGATTGGGAAAACCACTGTTTCAAATGCACCTGTATCAGATGTAGATGATGCTTCGTTAATTAAGAACGATGCTTGGTTTTCGTATAATTGTGCTACGTTTTCTCTCATGTGACCTTTTAGACCCTCTAAGAATCCTAATTTGTCCCATTTGTTGATTGTATCTTCTTTGATAACTTTTAAGTGTTTTAAACCAATGTTACCAACAAGACCTGATTCTAATAATGCTCCCATTTTAGTTTGTTTTGTTTTTTAAGTTTTATTTTATTTTTTTAATTACCCTAATTTACCCATTAAATCTTTCATTCTTAAGAATTGTGGATTCTCATAAGTTTTTGATTCAATTAGTGTAGTTGATGAACCTGTTGTTACTGTTTTATTTATTTTGTTTCCAACAGATTCGTTAATTGATTTTGTATCAGTTGTTCCTAATTCGTCTTTGATTGACCTATAAAGAGATTTTGACTCTTTTAATGTCTCAACATCATCGAATCTTCTAAGAATATTAATTTTTTCTTTCTTAGTAGTTGAATGTTCTGTGAACAATCTTGTCGCGTAAGCCAAATTAGAATTAAAGATAGCAACTTCGTTCAATTTTTCTCTGAACACATTAAGTGCTTTTCTATATTCTTCATTTTTCTCTCTTAACATATTCACTTCAGCATCTAAACTCTCAACTGTTACACCGTTTTTATAAACGTAATTTCTATTGTTAGTAATGCCCTTTCTTAGACCTCTACCTTCTTTAGAACCCATTCCGTATGTTCTAGCAGCTTCTTTGGTTTCTTCTTTTTCAAAAGCCTTTTCTCCTTTAGAATTTGTCATACCTTTTTTAGTGGTGTAATCTTCTTTACCTTTCATGGTTTTAGATTTATCACCTCTATTCATTCCGTAATCACCTTCTTTAGTTTCAGCTTTAACAACTTTAGATTTACCTTCCATGTTAGCACCTTTTTTGTAATCAAATTTTGCCTTTCCTGTTCCCATTTCTTTTGGACCTTCTTTTTTGTCTTCTTTGAATCCACCAGAGGTCTTATTGTATGCGAACTTAGGACCTGAGCCTAATCCAACACCTTTAGGTTTTACTTTTTTCATTCCTT